TCATTAAAATCCATTCTTATATCGAAGTAACCACGATCTTGTATTAGCCCATCTGTAAATACTTGGCTTTCTATCCAATCTAATTTGTTGTTATCGCCAATTTGCTTGAATAATTTATTTAAGACAACTGCTGTTTCTTCATCCCCATTTCTTCTAGGTTTAAAGTTGATGTCCATCCTTCTTGTGGTCTGCTCTCCTATAACTGTGTTTACAGTTGGTAAGATAGTGTTAATTGTAAGTGCAGGTCTGCCTTCTTCATCTAAAGCAGCAATGTCCATTTGATCCCATTGCTCGCCTCTATAAAAAGAGTCACATTTTTGAGCTATATCAATGTACTCTAAGTGCCCATTGTCCCTTGCTCTTTTGTAGCGGTCCCATTGATTTCGACAAATACGATGTTCTTCTTCGCCACTTAGTTTTCTTTGTTTCTTTTTATATCTTGCGTCTGGCATTATGCCCTCATTGCTGTTTTATCTTTACTATTATTTGTAAGATGTCGAAGTTTATCTTTCCATGAAGGAATATGTTCAACTGGTTCACTATATGTAGCAAACTCAGCCATCATTAAACCCACCCATGCTAAAGCATCAACTTGGTCATCATGTACCCCATTTGGAAAACGCAAAAGTTCAGCGACTAGCGGACCAGTCCAAACTTCGTCTTTAGGAATTCGAACCATCCCTTGTTGCATTCTACCTTGTATAGCTCTAGCCCTCGCTTCTTTATCACGCCTTCCCGGTTTCAAATCTTTGAAATACGCTTCATATAGTTTACGCTCTCTTACCCTTTTTTCCAAGAAGGGACCGAGCGCCATCTCTATGTGACCTTTCTCAATACCAATTATGGCTGGTCTCCACTGTTCATACAAGTCTAAAATTCTTTCCACAATTTCAAAGCCATCAAACTTGCCGCGTACACAATCAACTATGTACAAATTATCGTACTCATCTACACCAACTACTAGCCCAACTGAATAGTCATTTCTGTCCCTTTGTCCAATAGCCAAGTCCCATGCACAATAAAATTTCATCCTGCCAAAATCTATATCCGCTGGGTCATAGTACCTGATCATACTTCTTGTAAAGTAATCACCTTCATCTGACACTGGATTCTGTTGATATAGCGCTGACCAATCTCGAGGGCCGACGGCTCTCTGAATTTTTTCTAATGATGGTAAGTTATAACGATCTTCGTGTAGAGCTTCTCCCATCTTTCTGTACTCTTCATCCGCTTCTGCTATTGCTGGATATTTAACCACTTCCCATTCATCACCACCATCCGCGGCCCCGCGAAGTAAACGTCCAGCTAAATCGTCATCGTGCCATCTTGTTAAAATTACAAGTATCCCTCCCCCAGGAGCAAGACGTGTATACGCTGTTGATGTATACCAATCCCAAACATTATCTCTATTAAAATCTGATTCTGCATCTTCCCTGTTTTTTACAGGGTCATCGATTACAAGTACGTGGGCCCCTTTACCTGTAATACCACCACCAACACCAGCTGCTACATAACCACCACCTTTGGTAGTCAACCATGCTTCAACTGATTGTGAAGTTGGGTCTAATTTTGCTTCGGTAAATACATTCTTATATAATGGCTCCCGCAGTAAATGACGGACCTTTCTACTGAAAGACATCGCTAACGATCCAGAGTACGAGCAACTTATAAATTCATGTTTTGGATTTCTGCCTAAGTGCCATGCTGGATAAGCAATACTCGCTAGTGTTGATTTTCCATGTCGTGGCGGCATGAACAACATTAACCTAGGAGATTTTCGATCTACTACATCTTGACTAAACTTTTCGAGGCGCTGGCAAATGTCTTTGTGCACCCAACCAGCAGCATAGTCTGGATTAAATCTTTCTACAAACGGCAGGAGTCTTTTTCGTGAAAGCACCCTTCTGGCTAATTCTTTTTGTGCCTTTAATGATGCGACTTCTTCCTTTGGAGCTTCTTCTTGTGGAACTTGATCAGGGTTCGGGGCAATTCGCTCAGCGTCATCGGCTCGGCAATATACACATAGACCATGTTCCTGAGAGAACAAAGTTTGGGGTTGTAATTTTTTACAACGAGGACATTCGACTTTAGGTATTGTGCTCATTAATTAAATCCTTCAGATAATTTATTGCTTTCCTTAGCTGGATATTTTTCAGGTCTAAAAAGAAGCGTCGCTGATTCATCTTTTTGTTTTCTTTTAGTTCTTCCCATTGGACGATACCTATAGGTTTCTGAAGTTTTAATTCCTTGATATCCGTATCCTTCTAAAAATTCTCTTTGTACAGGAGTAACACGTGACATATATTTACCAACATCTAGTAATTCATCAAGTTGATTAGTTTTTCTTATGTCTCCTGCTTCCTTTGCAATTTTTATTTCTTTACGCAATGCCTCTTTCATAAACGTTGAGGGTTTATTAGAGTTGTATATTTTTGTAGCTGAAGAAATATCTAGGTTATATAGACTGCTACCATTCATAGCATATTGATCTGCTAATTTTTTTGGACCAGTGTAAAGAGCTGCTTGAAAAGGGCTATAATCTGAAGCAATCTCCATTACTTTATCTGACAGGCCCAGTTTTTGAGGTATTGTATTAGTTACTTTTTCGCCTTCTATAGAACGGTCATAAGTAGTTTTTAATGTTCCTACGTTTGATTCTCCACCATGATATGTTGTTTTAGGTGTAGTCATTCTAGTAAACCTATCCACCACTTGATCAGAATACATTTTAGTTTTACCTATTGCGTTGGCTGCTATTTTTCCCATACCTAAACCAAAAAATTCTGCAGCGGGTGAAACTTGTTTTAATCCTTGTGGTCCATAATCAGATTCTACAGACTGCCCACTATATGGCTGACTTAAAACATATTGATCTTGAGCTGAAAGTCCTCTTGGTGGTAAACCTAACTTTGCAGATATTTCTACTTCGTTATCTGTTATTGGTCCACGGTCAATTTCATTTTGCAAATTTTGCACCGCTTGAGCGTAAGGACTTAGTGTGCCTATACTCACTTACTAGGCTCCAAATATTTAATGTCATCACCTGCAAGTTTTAAAAGTTCTTCATCAGTGAGGTGTTCCATACGTTCTACTCGATCACCATTAATAATATTTATCTGTGTTGCATTCTCAGGTTGGAACAACCCATGTAATTTACAGAGCGCATCTACTACATTCTTTTCTTCTGTAGCGTTTGCTGATTTTCTATGCGCTTCAAGATACATACTTGTTGCTGTAGTCCTGTCAAAGTTAAATTCTTTTCTGCTTTCTTCTCGTAAGTAGTTAACAGCTTGCATAATTTTTGGTTTTTTAAAGATGTCATAAACGGTATCCGCATCTTGATAACCTGCAGCTCTCCCTGCAGCAGCTTTTGTCATACCTCGAAGGTACATTAAAATTAAGCGTTCTTCTTGTACACTTAACTCGTTTAGTTTAACCCCCATGTAAGGGTAATGAGACTGTAATTCAGCCCTTTCACTATCTGCCATATTTGCATCTTATCAAAAAATTTCGTTAGTCGTCACTATATTCTTGACCCACCAAAAAAATGAGTCTTCTGGTAAGTTGTGTTTCATTATATTTACCCTATGACATACAAGCTGAATATTGTCTGGTAAGTAATGTAAGTGTGGATTTATTCTGTCTATTGATACATTAAAATCGTGCACACCTGTACCGTCTTTAACATGTGTCATATGTATACCACTAATTGCACAGCGTCCATTTTGTCTGTGCCATATAGTGGCTAAATCTCCAGGGTCGATGGCCCATTCCATTTCTGGATTTTTCTTGTTCCTTGCATATTTCAATTGAGTACATAAATGGGAAAGGTAAGATTCTGCGGAAGCACTCCTATTCTTGTTTTGTTCCGTTGTTCGGCATTTCCTGCAAATCGAACGTTTCCATTTTCTATTAAGGACTTCGAACTCGGCAATGGGTAATTGTTTTTTGCAGTTAGCACATTTTTTTGTACTCACGCAGCAAACTTTAGCATAGAAATTTTTTTAAATAAATTTTTTATAAAAAACATGAAACATATCGCTCACCCATAGGTTCCCTTGTGCGTGCCTTGAGTAACCTCCACCCGTTTTTCCTTCTNTCCGATGTCTAATCTCATTCACGTCGTTGGAACCTTGTTTCGATTTTCAAAACTAACTTACTCGCTAGCGCTCATAAGGTATTGGTTGGGGTATGAGTATGATTAATTTCCTCGGTCTTACTTACTTATATTAATAGAGGATGGAGATAGATATTATGTCTATAAAATTGTTAGTTAAAGAAGTCATTGGCTCATACGCTGATGCAAATGGTGATATCAAAGAATTATCTACTATCATAGGTGAGGCTTGGGTACATAAAAATAAGCTAAGCTCTGAGCAACTCGCTCTATTAAAAGGAGTAAGCTTCGACATTCGTCTAAAGAAGAACGCCCAGCAAGAACTAGTCACAGAACTAGACTATTTGGGTAATGAGAAAATGGTCATGAGACCTGTTCCCATAAAAGCCTTCCCTGCAGAAGTTACTAAGCCACAAGCTAATGTCACACCTTCCTCGGCATTACTTAAAGCAAAGAAAGCTCCTGCTCTTACACCAACTGAAGAGGTAATTGCGTAATGAAACTTAATATTGCTAAATTTGCAGCTAAAGTTGCTGTTCACAGTGTCGCTACTACTATCATCATTGGTAAAGCAGTAGCCCACGCTAGTTCTTCATTCGCTACAGAAGTAACGAAAGAGGTTGTCGCACGTCAAGAAAGAGAAGAGGAAATGGAAGAGATTCTAAATCCTACTACTCCTCAGCCTAATCCCCCATCTATGAGAGATTTCGTTAATAAAGGAGATGTAGAATGTTAGAGTTTTTAGCTAGTATCTTCCTGTTCTTTCTTAATCTGTACATAGTAGGCTTTTTAGTCGCTTGTGTATGGGTATGGTACAAACTGTTCCGCGAAGAAAGTTAATGTACCCGTTGTTGTTAAACTAACTCCCCTTTCCTCCGCCTTGAGTGTGATTATGAGCCACATTCAAGGCTTTTTTTGTGAACGCCAGACATGTTGGGCCGCCGGTGTGCGTTCTATACTGCCGGTGTGCGTGTTTACTACTATCATCAGCTTGCTGATGTGGACCGTACGGATGTACTTGGACCTTTTTCTCTAAAAAAAGGATCACGTCCAAGAGACCCCTGTGTACCGGTGTGTACCGGCTACTGCCACGCACGTGGTACACTAATATATCCTTATTCTATAAGGCTTTCATCGAATGTGTACCATGTGTACCATGTGTACCGCTTAAATTCGCAGTATTTATATGGACCATCGTTCATAGTTAATTGTTATTTATTGTGTTAACTTTAAAAAATAATGGTACCAGTGGTACACATAGACCATGGACCATCGATAAAGGTAATAGAATCAAGGACTTACGTGTGTACCACTACCTCTAAATTCACGTGGTACACAAAACTAGTACATCCGTACATAAACCTAACATAATCAAACACTTAAGTGTGTACCACTGTGTACCACCAACGCACGCTATACACGTCCAAACCACCTGGCAGTGGTTTGGTATTTGTTGAGTTTGTGGGTTTATTACCCAATATCATATGTAAATTAACAAAAATAGGAGTAAAACAATGATGAATACAATAAAAACTTTCCTTAAACGTAAGTATATTCAGATATGGCATCACGCAATACTTGATGATAACTACGGTTACGCAGAACACAACATCCACGGCACATGTAAATGCTGGGGTGGTGACTTCGAATGCGGTGTATCCAATGAAGAACGACAAAGCTGCCGCGACATGGTAACAAAGTATCGCGTTGTCGAGGCTTTGTACAACAACGCAGTTGACAAAGAATTCAATGACTTTGTTGACGTTATGGAAGATAGGCGCTTTGAAGAGCACCTAAGGAGTTTGAGCTCATGACTTTATTATTAGGCGTTATTATAGGTTTAATACTAGGCTTCTTTGGGGCATTACATTTAAGCATTCAAGAGTTTGAAGAGATGACCGAAGAAGAACTAATAGATATGCATAAAGTATTGAAAGAGATACAGGATGAAGTTGATGATAAAGCTCATGCAGAGAAAAGCATATGTGAAAG